ATTGAGTATCAAATTAAATGTGAGAAAGCAGCTTCTAAATTAAAAGAACACCAAGTAGTACAACAAGCTGAATTAATACATAGATACTTTAAAGTCCTCAAGACTGCAGGTGCATATGCATTTGTAGATAATACTCCAAGTATCACTAGAACTCAGTTAGATGCTGCTATAGATCTTGCTGAAGAATCAGGCAGACAGTTTAATAATATGTTGGCTAAGAAAGGAGCGTATGAAAGACTAGCTAACTTCTTAGTAGATGCAGGGAGAGAAGTAACTCAACATGAAATGCTTGAGGAATTACCTTTCTATAAAGGAAATGCACCTCAGCGCAAAGATATGATGACCTTAGCTATTAGTTATGGCTATCGTAATAACATTGTAATCAAGAAGAGAATACAAGATGGTATTGAATTTTACAGTGGCGAAGCATTACAGAAAGTAAATATGGATAATCTGACACTTAGTATCAGTCAGGATCTAGCTCAAGGTTATGCTCCGGGGAATGCCCCATTCGACCAATTACATAAATTAACTACAGCAGCAGGATATCATTATTGTTCCCATAATTTTATTGGGGGACACCGAACTAATAATAATGCAATACCGGGGGTAGACACCATTATCTTAGATATAGATGGAGGCACTAGTATTGATACTGCTAAGATACTATTAGCAGATTATAAATTTCTACTATCTACCACCAAGAGCCACACTGAAACAGATAATAGATATCGTATTATCCTACCAATGTCTCACCATCTTAAATTACCTCCTACTGAGTTTTCCAAATTTATGGAAAATGTATTTGAGTGGTTACCCTTTGAGGTAGATCCTGCTGCTAAAGATGCAGCTAGAAAGTGGGCTACTCATGCAGGACAGTATAGTTACAACGAAGGTGCACTTATAGATGCAACTATGTTTATCCCTCAGACGAGGAAATCAGAAGCAATTAAGAAGCATATAGACTCTAGTAGTATACCTAGTATGGAGAGATGGTTTACACAGCACACTGAGAGAGGGAACAGAGCAGTTATGTTGTATAGGTATGGTTGTGTCCTCATTGATGCTGGAGTCGCTCTAGGCGAGCTTATACAGCGTATAGAGAACTTCAATGCTAACCTCACTGAACCTATCTCAGAGGAACAATTAAGAAATTCGACAATCAAGTCATTAAGTAAAAAACTACAGGGAATATAATATGGAAAATCAACATTTAATTTTAATTAGTGGTAAATCCGCTACTGGTAAATCAGCAGGACTGATGCAGATGGATAATCCAGAAGGGGTTATCTACCTAAACTGTGAAAACAATAAGAGATTACCTTTTAAAAATACTTTTAAAGAGTTCAATGTAACTGACCCCGATCAAGTATATCAAGCGTTTGTTGAAGCAGAAAATATGGAAAATATACATACCATTGTAATTGATAGTTTGACTTATCTAATGGACATGTATGAAAGTACTAAAGTACTTACTTCTGAAAATACAATGAAAGCCTGGGGTAATTATGCCCAATACTTTAAAATACTTATGAGTCAGTATGTAGCTAAGTCTACTAAGAGTGTGGTATTCATTGCGCATACCTCAGATATACTAAATGAATCAGAAATGATTAATGAAACCTTAGTTAAAGTTAAAGGATCACTCATGAACCAAGGTATTGAATCTTATTTCAGTACAGTAATATCTAGTAAGAAGTTACCCCTCTCTAAGATCAAAGGAGAGAATGCCCTGTACACCATCTCAGAGGAGGAGGAAGCTCTAGGATTTAAATATGTGTACCAAACTAAACTAACTAAAGAAACCGTTAATGAACGTATACGTAGTCCTATGGGAATGTGGACTACAGATGAAACCTATATTGATAATAGTATTCAAAATGTCATTAACCGTTTGATTGAATACTACTAAATAATATTGTGCTATACTGACGGAGTGTAAAGCTTCATCAGAGCACACTAAATATCTGAAGCAGTGGTAGGATCTTACACGATCCAGCTCTTATGTGGTGGGTTGTATTCCTCCAGTAAGAGGCTTACCGTACTGAAGAGTAACTAGTCCTATCTTTATGGTAGGCATTAATTGAGCCTACATACATAAACTTTAACTGGGAATGTCAGAAAGTACTGCTAGTATGTAGGTAAGTATATAGCAGTACACATAACATTACATCTCTAGGTAGGAGTGAGATGACACCAACAACTTCTACCAGTGTAGGAAGTAGGTTTTCATCTATGAACCTCCACCTATAAGCTTGCACCGACTAACAACGTAACTGTAATCCTACTAGTTCCTACCAATAATAAGAACTGAGTAGGTATTAACTATATACTACGAGGAAGAATCCCTATGGAACAACTAGAACTGGATTTCAATATACCAGTACAATCAGACAGTGACCTAATAATGAATTACTGGATCGCTACTATATCTTGTGATGACCAACTAACAATGCAGGCAATGACTGCATTAGAGAACAGAGGAAAATATTATTATGATCGAATTAACTAAAGACTGGGCTATAGGCTCAGATAATGTACAGTGGGTAATCTACCGTAAGGGTGATCCAACTAAAGCTGTAAGGAAGACAGCTACTACTACTACTGTAGAAGGTAAATGGAAACCTGCGTATTACTTCCCTCGTCTAGAACAAGCAATCTCTAGGGTAGTACAACAAGAAGTATGGGCAGCAGATCTAAATGAATTTATTGAGATCTACCAGAAGCAGAAGAGTACTTACGAAGACATAATTGAAAAACTAAAAATAAGTAAAGGGGAGTTGTATGACAACTAAAATAGACCAGAAGATAATTAATGTATCTGTGGTAGACGCTACTGATGAGAGTAATACAGCAGATGAGCAAACGAAAATCAAAACAAAAACAACGCAGAAGGCAGAAGAGGCAAGAAAGAAAAGACCTGCAATACTAACTGGTCAAACAGCTAAACTTCAAGTAGGAGGTTCTCCCACTAATCAATTCAATTGTTATCTCACCCTAAACTGTTTAGATGATGGGAAACCTTTTGAAGTATTCATTGACTCTAGCCATACAGATAATGTACATTATGTAAAAGCGATATCCAGATTAGCTAGTGCTATGCTTAGATCAGCTGATCCTAAACTCAACCTAGAATTTATTGGTAATGAGTTAGCTAAGATACACGCTAATGATGGATACTTTGCAAAGGTAGCAGGTAAGAAGAAAGGGAGTTACCAGAATGGAGTTGTACAACATATCGGAAGAACACTCATCTCATTGCACAATAGAGTGGAGCGAACTAAGACTGCCTCCCTTGAACCTGTGGAACTTCCCGAAGCAGAGTTACCTATATCAGAACAAACCCCTAAACCAGAGTGGGTTACAGGACTTGAATGTCCCGGATGTAACCGCCTTACTCTAACTAAAATAGGTGGATGCACTAAATGTATGGATACTGAAGGGTGCCAATACGAAGGAGAGTGTGGTTAGTATGGGATATTTACCAAGAGAGGAAAACATATTGAAGGTAGCCAAAGTGCTATCACACAAAGAAGGAATACCCTTCGAAACTAACCAAGAGAGATTCATACTAGATGCAGAACTATTACTGCATCTACACTACCAAATTAGACTAGAAGACGCAGGAGTTGCATAATGATACATCATACTATATATACATTTATTGTGGTTGTGCTGGCTGCATCGTTATTTATGGCACTTAGCGTTATTGATTATTGTTTATCATAGTTAATTTACGCATAGCTTCGTAGATATTTTGTTTCATCTGTTCTGGGGACTTCTTGGTAGTCTGGCTATTCCAAGTAACTCCTGCTAAGGGGGCACCATCACCAATTTGGCGCATTCTTTGTAGTAAAGCAGGGTCTGTTTCTTTTACTTTATTACTACCTCCCCACAACACTCTATTACGATCCACTGAATTTGCCATTATAGCCAGAGCAGCTAAGTTAGTGCTATGTGCATTCGCCCCTGGTTGCTGTAATGCTAAAGACGCTTGATTATTGTTAGTGTCCATTATAGTAGGAGCCCTATCAAAAAATTGTAACCGTTTATACTTATCGTATATATTCTCTTTAGCATCTCCTGCTATCATGGATGCCCATTTAGGAACACCGTTACGAGTAGCAGCAGCACTTGCTGTAAGATGCTTAAATGCATCCCGTAAACCATCACTACTATTATCTAATCCTGAATCTGTTGCATTTTGCGTAGCTTCTAAAGAAGCATCGAACAACCCTCTACCATATGGGACGTAATCTATAAAAGCCATAACGCATCTCCTGTAATTAAATAATAATAATAATAATACATACAATATACAACATACCTAGGTACAATACAACCTTTTTTATTAGTTAGAGAAGTCACGTCAGATCTCTAGCTACATTTTATAACTGACGAAATATGGAGAATTATTATGAGTGAATGGTCACTACCTAAAAATACAGAAATACAAGACATTGAGAGAGCTGGAGGTATAGGATATATTTGGAAGTCTGGGGTACATAAAGCTATTATTAAAATGGCGTACTTAGACCAAGCTAAATCCGATGCTATTAGTCTTAATGTAGTAATGGAAAATGCTGATGGACAAACTATGAAGGAAGCTTTATGGATTCGTTCAGGTACAAAGAAGGGGAACAAATCCTACTATGAGAAAGATGGTAAGATGTTCCCACTCCCAGGATACTCTGCAGCTAATAGTTTATGTATTGCTGCTACAGGAACTGATTTACCGACTGTCATGGATAGCCTAGAAAAGAAGATGGTTAAAATCTATGACTACGAAGCTAAAAAGGAAATCCCTCAAGAGAAACCAACAGCAATGGTATTAATTGGGAAATCTATTACAGTTGCAGTCTTTGAGACTTTAGAAGATAAGAACACTAAGGGTGATGATGGAGTATATCGTCCTTCAGGAGATACCCGTAGAGGGAATGAATCTAAGTTCTTTGGTAATGCTGAAGGCTTCTCTGCAAGTGAAATTGAGAGTAAAGCTGAGACTGCTGTAAAACTTACTGCATGGGCTGAAGCTAATACAGATCGTGTATTAGATAAGACTGCTGCAAAGAAGAAAGGGACTGCTGCTGCTACACCTGCAGCTACCCCGCCTGCTGCAGCTACACTGTTTAACTAATGGGCATCATCAGTACTGACCCAGGACAAAGTGGTAGTACTTGTTATCTCCCCTCTAGTGGGGGAGATGTATTATTCTTAGATCACAAACAGAACGATATAGTTGAGGTACATCGTTGGATAGAACAGAGACTTCTACAAGGAGTAGAGTACTGTATTATTGAAGATGTACATAGCTTATTTGGTATGTCTGCTAAGAGTAATTTCTCCTTTGGTAGAAACTTAGGGGTGATGACTACATTACTAGAATTAACACAATTACCTGTACATAAAGTACAACCTAAAGTATGGCAGAAATACTTAGGATGCACTCAGCCATCGGGCAAGAAACTAAAGAAAGAAGTAGCTCAACTAATTGGGGAACTATACCCTACTGCTACATTCACAGGTCCGCGTGGAGGATTGATGGATGGTAGATCAGATTGTTTAGCTATCGGGCATTACGCCATAAATAACATATAGGAATATAATATGAAACTTACAATAGAAGTACCAATGAAAGATGTTTTAGAGCTCCTCAGAGGGCTGGATATAGACGAAGTAGCTGTAAGGGCTACAGATGCATCCCCTACTGAAGAACTCCCCTATGTCACGCGTACAGACGCTCTTACAGAAGAAGAGGCTACACTAGGATGGAAAGCAGATCTAATATATCAACCAGCGAAAGGTAAACGTAGAGATCCTCTAATGATGGCTAAAGGGGATCATGAATTAACGCTCAAACGTATTATGACCCCAGAAGAAGAAGCTGAAGTAGAGTTCCAATTCGAGAACCGTAATAAGAAAACTCAGGAAGCTAAAGCAAAGCTAGAGCAGCGAATGAAAGCTGAAGAGATAGCTAGAGAAGTAACTGCTGAGAATGTGGCAGAAGCTGCAGCAGAAACTAGATTAGAACCGATACCTAAACCAGAGAAAACAATACTCGATACTGTACCGAAAGTTACCCCTTTAGGTGGGATCGATCAATTGTTTAATTAATCTCCTGTCACTCCAAATATCTTAGCTATCTCCTCTGCTTGGGAAAGGCCATAAGTAGGATCAAATACTGTCTCCCAACCTGTGAGCTGATTCATTAGCATAGGGGATACATCACCTGCTAGCCAGGTACTATTAAGATTACCTAATGCGTCAAAGTCAGTAGTGTACTGTATACCAGCAGCTATTGCTGTATTAGTAGGATATTTGGACACAAGATCTAATGCTACACGCTGATTTCTGAAGAAGTAGCGAGCAAACCACCATAAACCTAAATCACTAAGCAACTGTAATTTAGGGGATAGGTTTTCATCGAAGACTACAAAAGCACGTAGAGCTTCGATTAACTCAGCATCTTTTGCTGCTTTAATACTTGTACCTTTACGTTTAGCAGTATCCCCTGCGTGCTCTACCATTACATACCTAGCTAATAGATCTGTCATTGCCACAACATGCTTTAATGCAGTGAATGCTTTACTGTTAGGGGATAAAGAGATTGTCTGTGCTACATCAAGTATACCTTGAGGTAATTTAGCCACCTTCTTACCGAATAGTGTCTGCTCTATTACATGGGAGTAGTATCCTGTATGGGAAGCTTCATTTACTTCTTCCACGATCATACTGTTGAGCCCATATTTGAAAAACTGGTGCATAGGGTTAACTTTCATACGGGATTTAAGAGCTGTAGTACGCTTAACAGTACTATGTTTACTAGGGAGGTTAAACTTTTTAATACGCTCCTGTAGTTTAGCTACCTCTACGTACATAGTAGTATACTCTTTGTATGCTACATACCCTTCACGGACTTTCTTAATCATATAACGAGGATCTATACCACGTATAGTAAGCTGGTATATATTAGATATTATATTACTTTTGATTACCGCTACTGTACCCAGAGCGATACGCTCTACTGCTGATTGCATTAATGCTTTCAATGCATGAGTAACCCTATTAACCCATTTGTACATCTGCGGATTTACGTTGGGATCAATTAATAAATCTGCTACAGTATCTTGCAAGAACCCTAAAGTTTTATCTAGAACCTCTTCCCTAATCATGTACCTTCCCTTAGAATCTTTACGGTCATGTATAGATTTTTGCATTGTACGAGGTAGACGATCATAATATGTGTTGTAAGGTGCTGCTAATATATCTACAAATTTAAACTTGTTATTTTTATACAGCTTCCTGCGCTCTTCATCAAACAATGTTAGCCATTTATTATTGATACTCTGGGACATCACTTGGTCATGGTAGTTTGACTTCATGTGAGCCATAACATCAGAAAATTGCCGGTCAATATTAAGCATTTTATGTTCAATCTCATTACCTAAAATAGCACGATAACCAACAATACCAAATCCTGTATCTCCTGAGGCAGTTACGAATCTCTTTCGGATAGGTCTAATATTAACTGGTGTTTTGATCTTATGTTTTTGTAGCTGTTGCTGGATATGCTTAATATCCTGATTATTCAATGTTGTACCATCTTTACCTAAACGGTGTAAATCAAATTTATGTGATGGGGTCATTTCAGTGAATGAAGCTCCCCCACTAATCAGTTTAGCATTAGGGGTGTACTTACCTATAAATATATAGGACTTTTGGAAATTACCAGAGGCCGTATTATTTACATCCGGAATAACTCCTAAATCAATTCTT